GCCGAAGCCGGAGCCGGATGCGAAGCCCGCATTGCCGGCCGAGCCCGCCATGTTCGCCGCCCCGCCGCTGCCCGCCCCGCCCGGGCCGGAATTGCCCTGCCCGCCCGACAGCGCGCCCTGCCCGCCGCTGCCGCCGGACGCCGCCAGGAAGGCGCCGAAGGCGGTGGTGCCACCGTCGCCGCCGCTGTTGCCCGATACGGATCCGGAATTGTTGGCGCCGCCAGCACCACCCGCGCCGATCGACACCGCGATCACCTGGCCGGGCCCGACCGCGACGATGCCCTCGGCATAGCCGCCGCCACCACCGCCGCCACCGCCGCCCGAGGTGGTGTTGCCGCCGCCGCCGCCGCCGCCGCCGATGGCGCGCACGCGCAGCCGCGTCACCCCCTGCGGCACGACGAAGCTGCCGGATGCAGCGAAGGCCTGCATGTTCGAGAAGCCGGGCCGCAGCTCCGGCAGGCGGAAGGGCAGCACCGGGGCGGTGAACAGCAGCATGATGTCCGACTCGGTCACGCTCGCCTGCCCGTGGGCCACGGTCACCGTCGCCAGCCCCACCCAGCCGGCATCGACCGCCGGGGCCACCTGGGTGCCTGTGGTGGCGGGCACGCCGAACTTCACCTGGAGCTGCACGCGCTGCACGCGCCGTGTGTTCTGCGCCGCCCCACTGTTGGCCGGGCCGAGATAGGGGGCGGCGGGGTTGGCAGCGTTGTAGTAGGGCAGCACGACGGGATCGACATCGGCCTCCTGGAACGCCGCCTCCACCAGGTGCGTCACCGACTGGCCGGAGGTGCTGGGCGGCGTCACGTCGAAGGTGGCGGGGGTGAGGTTGATGCCCATCTTCACCAGCGCCGCCCCGGCCTCGGCGGGCAGCGAGCCGTAGGCGCCGGCATCGACCGTGGCGAGCTGGGTGATGCTGCCGGGCGCCACCTGGATGGCCATGCTCGCCGGCACGGTGGGGGCCACGGCGAGCCCGTCGATCACCGGCTGCGTGCCCAGCACCGCGCGCATCAGGGCGCCGAGCGCGACCATGGCGTTGCGGTTGGTCTCCAGCAGGTCGGTGTCGAGCGGGATGCTGCCGGGATAGACGATGTTGCGATCCATGGAGGTCCTCGCTTCAGGGTTTGCGCGCGCGGCCACGCCGCCCCGCGCGGGCAGGGCGGCCGGCAGGCTCGGCGGTTCGGAAATCAGCTCTCGATGCGGACCCAGGCCACGCTGGCGGCGGGGATCACGGCGGCGACGGCTTCGTGGATGTCGGCGTCGGTCACCTGGCCCTCGATCATCGACAGGCTGGCCCAGGCGATGCCGCCCGCGCCCCAGCCGCCGCCGCCGGCGTTCCAGCCGGACAGCGCGCCGATGCCGCTGCCCTGCGGGCGCCGTGCGGTCACGAAGCACTGATACGGCAGCGCAAGGCTTCCCCACCCGCCGCCCGCACTCCAGCCGCAGCCGATGCCCCAGGCGCCGGTGTCGGCGGGGCGGCGCGGCTCGAACACCGTGGGCTCGCGGCCGGTGAGGTCGCGCAGCGCGGCCTCCAGCGCCGGGCGGGTGGCGCGCGGGCGCAGCAGCTCGCGCAGGATCGCCGCCCGGAACGCCGCGTCGCCCTGCGCCCGCCGGCGCCGCAGCCTCGGGCCGAAGAAGTCGGCGGCGATCATGTCGAGCATCGCGCCGCTGGCCGTGGCCACCCGCGCCTGCGCCCGCACCGTCTCGATCATGTCGTGCAGCCACGCGAGCCCCGAGGCCAGCCCCGACAACACGGCATCGAGCACCGGCCCGGCCTCGCCATGCCAGCGCGCCGGCAGCACCGCCTTCAGGCGAAGCCGCATGTCATCCGCATCGCCGCGCATCTCAGGCCACCACCACGCTGCCGGCGCGCACCACGCCGGAGGGTCCGGGATCGACATCCAGCGCCGCGCCGTCGAGCAACAGCGCCGACACGTTCACCACCGAAGGCGAGGCGCCATAGGCCACCTGCGCCAGGCGCGACCACGGCAGCACCTCGCCGATGCCCAATGCCCCGAGATGCGCCACGATCGCCTGCTGCACCTCGGCCGCCACCTCCGCATGCACCGCGCCGGGTGCCACCGATACCGCGAGCGAAACAGTCACCGCCACGACACCAGGCGGCTGCACCGCGAAACTCGTGCCCACCGGCCGCACCGCCTCGATCGCCAGCGCCGCGGCATCGAGCACCGCGGCCGGCGGACTGCCGCTGCCGTCGTCGATCGTCACCACGAAGGCGCCGGTGCCGACACCCTCGGCGATGCGCCAGCGCAACCCCTGCTGCAACGACGCCACCGCATGGCCGACCGCCACCGGGGTCGCGCGCGACAGGCTGGCCATGTAGTCGCGGAAGCGCAGCCGCAGCGCCGCGTCGCTCTCGGCATCAAGCCCGCCGGACAGTGCCCAGTCGTTCGCGACCGTGTCGACACCGGCCAGCGCATCGGCGATCAACGTGATGCTGCCGGGCAGAACGTTGCCCGCGCTGCCTGCAATCTCGGCCTGCACCGGCACGATCACGCTGCCGACGCCCGGGCCCATCACATAGCCGCCCTGCGCGTCGCTCCACGCCGCATGCCCCGCATCCGCGCGCACCACGAAGCCCTGTTGCGCATCCGCCGTGCGCACCAGCGCGCCCACCGGCACCAGCGCCGCCTCGGTCGTGGCAAAGCGGCCGAACCGCACCTGGCCCGCCGCCGCCACCGCCGGCAGCCGCGCGACCGCGAAGTCGGCCATCCAGCTGTCGAGATCCGCACCCTCGCTGGTCGACGCCCGCGTCATGGTATGGACCTGCACGATCAGCCATTGCAGCCACAGCGCCACCGCCGCATGCGCCTCAAGGATCGCGCGCAGCACCGAGCCGACCGACAGGTCCACCAGCGTGCGCGACGCCGCCTGCACCGAAGCCGCGGCACCCGAGACCAGGGCCGAAAAATCCTGAAGGCGGAGCTGCATCATTCGTCTCCCACACGGAAGGATATCGTCTGCGCCGCGCCGCTTTCGGCATCGGCATAGCGGATCGACACGAACACCCGCCCGTCCGTGCCGGCCCGCACCTCCACCACCGGCTCCGGGCTGCGCGCCACCGCCGCCTCGCGGAACACCTGGCTCAGCACCACCGCGCGGATGCGCGCCGGCGCTGCCGGCTCGCCCACGAAGCGGCCCAGCCCGGCGCCATACTCCGGCTGCCAGATGTAGTCGCCAGGATTGGTCAGCAGCCGGCGCAGCACACGCTGCCGCCCCAGCGCCGCCCCCTCGGCCAACGCCAGATCCCCGGTCGGCCCGGGCACCAGGTCGGCGCCGAACTCATGCGACAGATCCTGCATCACCCCTCCCCCCCATCCTGCGGCGACGGCGGGCCGCCAGCCGGATGCGTGTGAACGTTGTAGACGTGACGCAGGGAATCGAGCGGGCCCACCCCGTCGAACACCCGGCCCGACACATGCAAATCGCCAATCACGCGCACCACACCGTCATTCCCGAGCCGCAACGCTGTGCCCGAGGCATGGCGCAGCACCAGCTCGCCCACCGCCCCCTGCGGCGCCGGCCGCGGATCGCTGAAGCACCCGCCCACCACCACGCCATGCTCCGCCTCGCCCTCCTGCGCCAGAACCAGAACCTGGTCCCCCGGCGACGGCAGGCAAAACACCCCCCACCCCGCCCCCACCCAGGGCGAAGCGACCGGCAACCAGCCGCTCAAAACCCCCTCCGGCTGCAACCGAACCCGAACCGCATGGCGCCCAGGGTCCGAACTGACCACAACCCCAAACCTCGCCTGCCCCTGCGCCCGATCCAACGAAACCGCCTGCGCCTTCAACGCATTCAGAAACCGATCCATCAAAGCTCCTGGGTGTGGGTGGCTGGAAGGAAGCAAGGCCAGGGCGCTGCCCTGGACCCGCCAGGGGGCCGAGCCCCCTGGACCCTCAATCTTTTGTTCCGCCTTCGGCGGGGAGGGGCCGGCTCGGTCTGTACCGCGGCCTCGATGGCCCCTCCCCGCCGAAGTCGGAAAAGGTCCGGGGTTCCAAGGGCTCTGCCCTTGGTGGGGTCCAGGGGCAAAGCCCCTGGCCTTCCTTCCCTACCCCGCCGTCCGCACCTGGCGCGTTGATGGTTCGGTGCTGGAGCGCGCGTGGAGGGTTTGGGTGAAGCCTGTTGTGGTGTGTAGGGTTCGTTCGATGTCGCTGATTCGGTAGGTTTGGTCGAAGTCGGTTCCGGTGCCTTCGATGCGCACCAGGGTGCGCGGGCTGAGGTCGAGTTCGCCCGGCATGTCGGCGGTGACGAGGCGTTCGTGCTGGGTGAGTTCGGCCAGTTTGCGTTGCGCGAGGGCCAGGGCTTCGTCGGGCGTGAGGTTCGGCACGATCGAGATGTAGCGTTGCGTTCGTCCGCTGCCGCCGGACTGGCGGCGGGCCCGGCGGGTGAAGGATTGCTGTTGGCGGCTGTTCCAGCTTTTCACGATCACCTCGATGTCGCGTGCCAGGGTGAGGGCGCGTTCGAGGCGCAGCGCGGTGACGTTCGCGGCGCCAAATGGCCCGTCGGACGCGCGCAGCACGAAGCCGGGCGCGTCGTCGGTGCGCGGGCGGAAGTGCAGTGTGGTGCCGCTGATCCAGGTGTCGAAGCCTTCGAGTGCCGCGAGCGAGGTCAGCAGGTCCCATTCCGTGCTGGCGCGGCTGAAGCGGTCGAGCGTGATGCGGTCGCGCTGAAGCTGCCAGTAGCGGCCGACCTGCGTGGTGGTGCGCACGACGTTGGGCGTGAGGCCGTGGCGGGTGGCCAGCAGCGTGGCGATGTCGCTGGCAGTGCGGTTGGAGAAGGTCTCCTGCGTGCGCGCCTCGATCAGCCGCGCGGTGAGGTCGCGGCCGGTGAGGAACACCAGGCGGCGCACCGCATCGAGCCGGATGTCGTCCACCTCGCCCTGGATCAGTGTGGCCGCGCGGCTGTCGAGCTGGGCGCCGATCTCGATCTCCATGCGGTTGGCGGACATCCACGCGGCAGCTTGGCTTCTTCCAAGTGCCACGGTCAGCGCGAAGCGGTCGGCGGCGTAATGGTTGTTGGAGAGAACGCGGGCGGAGACGGCGTTGTCCACCGCCGCGCCGTTCACCCGGACGATGAGGCGCGGCCGGCGCACGGTGCCCAGGCGGGGCTCACTGCTCTGCAATGCCGCCCCCTGCCTGCGGATCGACGGGCGGCAGGCGCAGGCGCACGACGCCCTCGATCATCGGGTCGGACAGGCCGTTCAGCCGGGCGATGCGCAGCCATTGCGTCGCATCGCCAAGCTCCGCCGCGGCCAGGTGGAACAGGGTTCCACCGGAGACCAGGATGGTGCGCATGTTGGGTGCTCCCGAAGGAAGGAAGATGTTCTTTTTTGAAAAAAAGAACCAAAAAACTTTCGTCCGTTAAGGCACGGTGGCAAACACGGAGCAAATGGATGAAGTTTTTTTGCTTCTTTTTGTTCACAAAAAGAAGACTCTTGCTTACCCGATCGCCTCCGCCCCGGCCCGCGCCCGCCCGACCACGCCGCGCGCCGCCGCCAGCCCCGCCACGCGGCCCGCTTCCTCGCGTGCCTCGATCCCTTC